AAGCCGTGGCGGGCTGACTGGCACCGGCGCTTTGGACGCTGCCGGCGGAGTACTCTCAGCCCATGAGATACGGAGGATATGAGTAAAGCCCCTGAACCGGTTGATTCAGAGGCTTTCACAGTAATCCTGATACGGAGTATACCACGGGGTGGCAACAGCCTACTGCCGGCTGGAATATGCCATTGCCATGCTGACTATCTCCCTGATGCTGAATTCGTAGTATCCGTCTTCCACTGGCTTGCTGCTGGGGAGTTTGCCACGGCGTATCCACATGATGATTACTTTGCGGCTGACCTCGTATCCGTAGTTCTCACGCAGCCATTCGCTCATGCCCGCAGGTGTCTTCGTGAGATGGATTGCCTCGGCCTTGTCGCGGCTCTGCTCGCGCAGCTCGGCCACGTCGATGACGGCCCCGCATTTGCAGAGTCTCAGCGTCTCGCCCTTCGCGGCCGTCACCTCGCGCCCGCATTCGGGGCATACGCCGATGATCCTGCGCGTGCGCGGCCTGCGGTCGATGAGCGGTTCGATGCGCTCGCAGGTGTGGATGAGCCATGTCAGCCAATGTCCCGAGCGGCTGGCGCGGCATAGGTCGGGCAGTCGTCGTGGCGAGTCCCTGAGCAGGGTCTGCCATCTCGGACGGCTTTCCACGCCGGTTTCGTTCCACATGTCCTGCAAGCCGTCCTCGGTCTGGTCGAGCATGTCCTGCGCGTGGAGGTTGATGGGCGCGGGCGCTTCCCCTCCTTGCGCCACGCCTCCAGCTCCGGGCTCGCCCAGCTTGTAGGCGTGACGGGACACCTGTTGCAGGAGCATCATGTCATGGCGGAGCCGGTGGAGTGTTTTCGCGTACTGGCGGCGGCAGTTCCGGCAGAGCGTCCACGGTGCCTCGACCTGCTGGTTGCCGCAGTATTGGCATGGTTCGGTGGTGATGAACATTGTTTGAAACCCTCCACGTTCCGGCTATCATGGTGCTTGGTGAGCGTGCCCTCCATCTTTTCGGTGGAGGGTTTCGTTTTTTACGCTGAATTCAGTGTTTTTGCGCTGAATTCAAATCAATGGTTCGATGAATTCGGGCGTGAAATCATCCTTGTGGGGTGCGGGCGTTTCAGGATGGGCGATGATGTACAGCACCTCATCCAATGGCACGCCGAGCAGTTTCGCCGTGTATTCGGGCGTGGCCGCTTTGCTCCGATGCCATTTGAGTATTTCCTCGCGTTTGAGACTGCTTACGCTCATGATTCCTCCTTGAGCGTGGCGACATATGCGATGGCCTTGCGTTCACGCTTCGCATACTTCTCGCATTTGCGCTTGAGACGTTTGAGGCTCATGGCGTACAGGAACTCTCTGAAGTCGCCGTCCTCGGTGATTCTGGCTTGATAACGGCCGCAGGTGCCTTCCGCGCCGATATGCGCAACCAAATGGTCTGTAAGCTGAATCTCGTTCATGCGTTTTCCTTTCGATATGGGTTTGGCGTGTATTCGGGCGATTCCTCGCCGGGCATGGGATTCATGTTCTTGACGGCTTGGATATACCCTTCTTCCCATGCTTTTTCGGCTATCTGCCGGTCATGCTCCTTGAGCCATGCTTGATAGGCGGCTCGGCCTTCCTCGATGGTTGACTGGCCTGTACCGAAGCAACTCAATTCGACGGCGGATTGGACCAAACCGTCATACACTCGTGGTTTCATTCCTCCACCTCGGTTTCCGTGCCGTAATGGTCATAGAGTTGGTCGATAATGACATCGATTGGGTACAGGATTTTCGCGGGTGCATGGTCGTAGTCGTAGATGGCGGCGGCAATCACGTTGCCGAACTCCTCGCGGGTGAATATCCTCGCCTTATAGCTCATCGTCCGTCTTCCTGACTCATGTAGGTCAACGTGAAGCATTTATCACCGTTGCATATGCGGTTCCAAGCGGCGATATTGTATTGCAACTGATACGGGGCGGGCTTCCGTGAACAACCTCCCTCGAAGCTGAGCCCGCAGACAGTGCAGCGGAACATCACGATAAAGAACGTGTATTCAGGCAACCACTGCACGCCGTCCCGCTCCCATTTCGCCTTGACCTTGCCCCCACAACGAGGACACGGGCTAATCCTGTGGAACCTCACCAGACTCACCTCCCTCAAGAGGCGCGTTCAAATCCACCTGTTCGATACGCGCACGCTCCTGTAAGATGTTCGCGTATGTCCCCATCGCGTACAATTGGCTTTCAAGGAGCTGGAAGGAGCACGCGGGCGTGAAGTCCAACGTGCCCTCCGCGTAGCCCTCAAGCATGTGCGCCAGCTTGCTGATACGCTCCTGCAATCCTCGATGTTCGCGGATCATCCGCTGCTTGTAATCACTCATTGTTTTTCTCCTTCTTTTCGTTCGCTTCGAGCGCGTCCAGCAGATCGCATTCGGCGAGCATGAGATGCGCCTGGGCGCGGGTCATTGATTTCAACGTCTGCGCGCCGGCGCCGGCCATCCAGCCAAGAGAGCTCACCTTCGTCTCGAGCAGGTGGGTCTGCGTCGCGAGATCACGCAATCGACCATCAAGCAGCATGGTCATCGGTTTCCTCCTTGTTGAGTCGTGTTTCGATTTCGATGCACAAGTCGAGCGCCGCCGTGAAACCGGCCTGATAGGCGTATAGCGCGGTCTCCGGCCGGCTCATGCCGCCAATCTTCCGTGGCCTCCAACAGCCACGCCATCGCACGCTCCTGCGGGGTCGGGAACTTTTCGGCCATCACGCGCCCCTCAGAATCGAGCCGAGTGAGGCAGCACCCAGCTTCTGGGCACCTGCGAACCGTCTGGCCGTGGAACGTGACTTCGGCTGCGCGGCGGGCAGTTCGAGTGGGTTGCGCATGGTCAACGCCTGCTGCTGCGCCTGCTCCGGGCCGTTGCCGAGCATCCGCTGGCGGCGGTACATCCACGCCTCGTCCGCGGATAGGCCCCGCGCCTCGCATTCGCGCGCTATCTGCGCCTCAGAGGGCTTCGACTCGTTGCGCATCCTGCGCACGATGGCGTTCACATCGCCGGAACCGCACCAGCAACCCGTGCTGTTGTCCGCGTAGAAGCGCTTCACCGCCTCCAACGCCTCTCCCAGCGTCATGTCCGCGCGAAGCTCCTCGTGGAACGTGCGAGCCTCCAAGTCGGTGATGGCCGCGTTGCCGTGGTGGACGCGAATCTTCGCCAGCACGAGCGTGCTTTCCTTGAGCGTCAGCATGTCAGTACTCCTTCCCGTGATTGGTTTTCGGCGGCTTCCTCGGCCGCGTAGTGGGCTATCAGTGCCGCGTTCGCGTCCTGGTTGGCCTGCGAACGGTTCCACGCCGATGGCGAGGGGCGTGCGGTCGGCTCGGGTTTGGCCGGCAGCGGGTCATCGTCCCAGTGTTCGCCGTCCAGCCAGTTCGCCGGGGTGAGCGTGTAGCCGGGTTCCCGGTTCGGGTCGGCGGCGTACCTCGACGCCTTGGCGATCAGGAACGTGTTGTTGGTTTTCCTCCGCGCCTTCCGCCAAGCCTCGAAGGCCTTGCGTTTGCCGGTCTTGCGTGGATAGGTCTGCCAGAACTGCTCGAACTCGATGGGATAATCCTCGTCGGCGCTCTCTGCGGCCCCCTCGGCTTGCGAGGGGGTTTGGGGGAGAGAGAATTCTTCGTTAGAAGAATTCTTTTGGTTATTGGTTATTGGTTCTTGGTTCTTGGTTAAAGAGTCCCAGCGTGACTCGGGTGTGACATTCGAATTGTCACGGCGTGACATGCTTGTGACATTCGTTTCGTCCCAGCGTGACTCGGGTGTGACATCGGCTTCGGAACGCTGCTTGCGCTTGCGGTTGCGAGCACCCTCCGCCCTCGTCTCCACCTGTTCGCGGCTGGACTGATGGGAAAGATAATCGTGGATGCGGTAGGAGCCGTCGTCCGAACGTTCGAACATGCCGACCTTGATCAGCGCTTCGATGTCCTCTTCGGTCGCGTTGAGCTGGTAGATCACGTCGTCCTCGCTCATCACGCCGTCGTTGAGCACGTCGGAACAGAAGGAAATGGCCATGCAGTACACTCCAAGTGCGCTCGGACGCATACGCTGTAGCTTCAGCACTTTCGTGTTCGAATGGAAGCCGTTACTCAGCTTCCCGTAGCCCTGTCTGGCCATCAGTCCGCCTCCTTTCTCTTGTCTCTTTGGTATTCGGCTATCAATGCCAGCAGTTCGGGGCTGGCGGCGATTATCTCGCTGGGCTTCAGCCCCTCGCCATTGGTCTTGGGTTTGCGGTGGTAGCCGCCACGCAAACCGGTGCGACGG